CGGTCTCTGCCCAGTTTACGCCGGAAATGAACCTATTGATTCCGTTGGATAATTCTATTGCAAGCTGATTTCCGCTGTCAAAATTCCTTACGAATGCTCTCAGCGTATCTATCGCCACATTCATCCCACTTGCAAGCGTCTGTCCAATAGATTCAAAATTTACAGCTTCTATTACTCCATTCAGGAAAGCCGCAATGCCTTCTCCAATACTGTCTCCGTTAAGATTCGGTATCAATCCGGCAAACACGTCCCAGGTTGACTGGAATTTCGAACCAAGGAGTCTTCCTAACTGTTCCCAGTTGACCTCATCGAAAATCCCGTTTATCAAATCAGCAAACTTTTTCCCAAGGTTCTGGAAATCAAAATTCGCATACCAACTGAGAGCGACTGAAACCGCACTGTTTAATCCAGCGCCGATATCGTTTCCGAGTTTCGTAAAGTCAACTTTGTCAACGATACTATTAAGCGACTGAGCCACATCCCCAACAAAACCAGTCAATTTCGAAACAAACTGATTGTTCTGAAGGAAATTGTAAACCGCTTCGAGACCACCGTTTATACCACTGGAGAAGTAATTGCCAATGGCTTCCCAATCTTTATCCTTGAACGCTCTGTATATTTTCGACGCGGCTTCATTGATTTTGTTAGAAGTCTCCTGTGCTTTACTCTGCATATTATCAAATTCAGAGTCCCACACAGTTTGATATTTGTTCAAAGCATCAAGCAGAGCCTGGTCAAGAACGCCGGGCGCAAGACCTCCGCCTTCGCCTTCACCTTCTCCATCTAAACCCGTTACGCCATCCGTCAACAGGTCTCCCATATCATCGCCAAGACCCATGTCGCTAAAGTCCATGGACGCCCCGCCAGAAGATGATACATATTTCGAAACATCTATTCCGAGCATTGTACCTATCCACTCGAAACCTTTTCTTAGCGACAAGGAGAAAGCGTTCAGATATGGAAGGACGGTCGCAACAATCGGAATAAATAGATTTCCGACTGTTCTTGCGAGAGATTTCATATTCTCTTCAAGAAGACGTATCTGGTTTGCCGGGGTCTCGATGGTTTCCGCAAGGTCGCCCCATGCGACTTCCGACTGTTCGATGATGGCGATAACACGCAACATGGATTTCTCTGCCTGCGTCAAATCCATCATCGTGGCTTCGATGCCCAAATTGTCAAGAATCTGCTGTAAGGAATTCTGCGTGATATCGATACCAAGAGACCTTACCGCTCTTGCCTGACCTGCAAGCGCAGATGCCATCTTCTCATAGGCTTCTTTGAATGAAATGTTCCTCAAGGATGCCCAGTCAGCCGCAATCATCGACAGCGCCATTGATGTCGCAAGAGAAGATTCACCGCCCATTCCAATGGAGTCTGCCATCTGAGCATATTCTGCCTGATACTGCATCAGAAGGTCGGGATTGAGACCAAGGTTCTTCATTCCGTTTGCAACGGCATTTCCGTTTTCGTCTACGGTGTATCCGGTCATTTTTTCGTTAAGTACCATTGACCGTTTCATAAAAGAATCAGCGTAAGCTTCTGCTGATTCAGCTCCGTATTGCGCCCACAGGTCTTTACTTCCCTGTGCGACCTTGCCTATTGCCGTCTCAAAATAGTGATAGGTCTCAACATAATCAATAGACGAATTTATGCCTTCTTTGATAAAACTACCGATATTCTTGAAGATCAGTATTTTGGCATACAGCTTTCCGAGTGATGTGATGAGATTCTCGGAATGCTTTTTCGTATTGGTCATATTTGTGACAAGATTTTTGAATCCCGTCACGGCTTTTGACGCTCCGGTCTTAATGCTTCCAAAAACGGTGCTGAAATCTTTGGAAACATTCGTGAACGTCTTAGAAACACCTTTAAAACTGAATGTTGACAGCGTTTTCAGCAGGTTCGTCAGGCTTGTTGACTGCGCTGTACTTACTCCAAGATTGATACTGCTGAGCTTACTGAGTGAAGTTTGGAAATTCTTTGTACTGATTCCGTTGAGCGAGGTCTGCAACTCGGTCAACTTTGAGATGAGGTTATCCAGTTCCGGCAGAGCTTTTTGCGCACTTGCTTCTATTTTTATCGACAGTTCGTCAATATCAGCCATTGTTCACCACCTCGCCCTCCTTTATCCCCAATTTCCTATGTCTTTCCATATTGAAAACGTAAGCAAACGCCGCAAATCCATCTGACGGTTTCGCCTTTTCCTCTCCGGGAACATCAGCAGGGTGCTCTTCAAGAGCCTTTACGCCGAATATATTCAACGGCTTTTCCGGGTATCTGTGCTTCCCAAGCTGTGCTATCGCATGGCTTACATACGTGCCGTTCAGCCATGCCGTCACATCTGCCATTTCCCGTTCTGAATCTGTTGTTTGCTTCAGTTTTTCCTCATAATATGGAAGATAGCGCATGAACGTCTTAGGGTTCATTCGATAAAACTCATCTCTGGGGATTTTCAGTTTTACCGCAAGCGGAACCCATTCTTTATTGATTGCGTCAATTACGCTTCTGTATTTTCCTGTACGGACTTCTGTTTCTTCTTGTGATCCTGAAGGTTCAACTTGGCGCTTTCTTCTCGCTTGAGAAGGCTTTTGAAAAAACCCGACTCTTCTACCTCACTGTTCATCGCCTCGAAGATTGGGGCGAGATCGCCGCCGGAAAGGATGTGGGACTGGATTTCTGCCCCTGCTGTTTCAATGTCTGTGTCAAGAATCCATGCAACAATCGCTCTCGCCGCAGGTATCGGCTTTTTGATGATCGTCTTCGGGTTCATGATGTCCACGCCGTTATCGGCAAGATCGCAAACCGCGTTGAAATCAATTTCCGGGAACTTGTATTTTCTTCCATTAATCTCGATAGTTCGTGCCATAAAATCTCCTTATACAAAAAAATGAGGGCGTATTAAACGCCCTCGCTTTTAGTTTTCCCAAACATCAATATTTACGATCACGGTGTAACCTTTGCAGCATCTGTGATGTCAGTGCTCGGATATACAGCAATGACCATCTCTCTTGCAGAGTTAACGTCGCCGCCGGAAACACGAACGCTGAGCTGTCCATCCCAGGTAAACTTGCCATCTGCGCCGTCTTCTCCGAAATCAAGTTCGAACTTCAGATCTGTGCCTTCAAGGGCTTTTACTGCCTTGAAAGTCGTCAGCGTGAAGTTTGCCGTGAATTCCATGGAATCCATCGATCTCACGCCCGGCACAAACTTCTGCTCTTCATCTTCAAGATCTGTGATCTCAATCTGGTCCGGAGAACCAAACAGATCCGGGTAAGACTTGATCGGACACACTTTAGAAGGCGTGGTTTCGCCCATTTTCAGCACAGTATTAATTGTAGATACGCCTTTTGCCGCCATATTTACTTCCTCCTGTATTCAATTTTCAATCGAATTTCTTTATCACATCACTTGCCCCGATAATCCTTGAATATCTCGCTGTTACACGGAATATTTCGGGAGTGGTAGCATCTACAACTTCAACGGGGCCTTCGTTACGCTTGAATCCCATCCTGTACATGGCAGAATTTGCATCTGACATCAGTGACATGGCATCGGCAAGCATTGTTTTTGTACAGATGTCAATCGCCATGCCACATATCACAGCGTTCTCACCGTCTTCCATGTCCAAGTCATCTGCGAATGAATTGTTGATCACAGTCCGGACAATACAGGTAGGGAATACCGCAGGCTTCTTGCTGTACGTAGAAACGACAGCCTTACACTTGCTTCCAAGCGCCGTCTTGACATTTGTCAATATTCTGTTTTGCCAGTAGATCACGTCCGGAACACCTTCTTTGCAGTCTGTAGTATCTGCGATTTCATTGCCACAAGCGCCTTGAACATCGGCATGGTAGGTGTAACACCTTGAGAAGAATGCCATTCACCCTTAAGGTCTTTCCAGTACCATTCGTCCTCGAATGCATGAGTCTGTCCGGGAAAAGTTCCACGTCCCATACCAAGCTTGACCGCGATTTCCTCATTCTGAAGGTTTGTGGCATCAGATGCATTTGCACCTGAACCAAACTCAGCCATTAGAATCGGCATTATCTCTGCGGCTTTAACAAGCCCGTCGCTCCCTATCCAGAATTGCCATACAGAAGGGGACACGCCATACATAATAGCGACGGCTCCATGTTTATTTGCCTGCAATCTTTTGCCGAAGGTAAGGTATTTGGAAAATTCGCCCTGGTCATGCTCCGCAACGACTATGCCAGCGTAGGCAAGCTCTTCAACGAATGTTGCACACTTCTTCACAAGGTCTGCCTTATATGCTTTTATATCGTCAATCGCACGTTGTATCTCATCGGTAGACAACTTAAAAGTAATCTCAGTCATCACCCATCATCCTCACTGTCGCCATGACTTTGATTCAACTGCCTGAGTGCATAATGGATATGATAATGGCCTCTTGCGACACGAACAACCTCGTATTTTGCCGTTTGCGGGTCGGCCGTACCGTCCGGCAAAAGTGTGGGTTCCTCATCCCATACAAGAGTATTCTCATCTATTCCAAGATTCATTTTGGCAGTTGCCATTGTTTTTGTATGATGGATGTTGGCTCCGAAGATGTCTTCCTCAACTGTCCCCCGTGCCGCAGACAGGTTTGCTCTTGTCATCTTAGGCGCACTGTACTTCACGACAGTTTCGCCCGTATAATCTCCGTTCTCATCAACGGCAGATTCTTCGCCGATATACAATGCGTACCATACTTTCCTAGTGTTAATCCATGCGTTCAGCATTTCATACCACCTCGCAAATCGGCACAACATCGTGCAGAACGACAGAATTCTTCCAGATTCGTGTAGTCCCTGCGTCTGTCAGCATCGACAAGCCTTCACCGCCTAAACGGCCGTATAACTCCGGTATGATTTCGAAGGCAATATACGATTTACGCAATGAAAAATACCGCGCAACATCCTGCTCAATCATTTCGTCAGTGTAGCTTTCCGGATAATTACGCAGTGTCTTGTAATGATCCGTAACAGACTTGACAAGCGCAAGCAGGAAGCTGTCACTGATATCTTCGTCCATATGCTCAAAATATGTTTTTGTCAGTTCAAGGATTTCCTGTTCAAGCTCGTCCATTCCATCACGCTTCTTTCACTTTAACCGGTTTCCTGCCCGGCTTTTTCTTTTCAGGTTCGGCAACCTCTTCCTGATTAGAAACGGAGCCTGTATTTGCTACAGACTCCGTAACCTTCCAACCATTTTTGATAAACGCCGATGCCTGGATGTCGGTCTGAACCTCACTGACGATTCCATCTTTCGTCAACGTTATCATTCTTCTCCTCCTTACGCAGGATTCGAAATCACTGCAATAGCGTCCTGCTTCATCTCAAGGATGAATGCATCGTAACGGATCCTGCCCTCTACGAGGAAACCATTGATTCCCGGCGGGTCGATGTGGATCTTATAGTCCTCCAGTTTAACCGGAGACGGCATAACCTGATTGTTGGTCAGAATACATTGCACTTTTGTCGGGAAGTAACTGGACGGAGCTTTGATGAAGTACACGCCGTCGCATTCGCCAACAAGACCGGTGATAGCAAGCTGAGTAGCCATATCGCCCTTCTTGATGAAGGACTCGTCCTGCTTCAGGAAGTTCAGGAAAGCCGGAGTGCAGATCGCAAAACGACCGCCCTGCGGAACCTTTGTGTCATCCAGAAGACCCTGTGCGGCAAGGAACTTCTCGTATACATTGGTCTTACTCACTGCGGAATCATTGATGATGTGAGCTGCCTTCGCTCCGGATGCCAGAGCTGCAATCCTGTAGGTATCAACTTCGGGAATGCAAACTTCATCAATTTCACGTCTGAGGGCTTTTGCCGCATTCAGAACGCCCATAGTGTCCTGCTCATCCTTCTTGTCAATGGAGAAGGTGAAGGAACGATCCTGGCTTACGGTCATCTCCTGAACACTGTTTGTAAGATCAGATGCAACACCGTATCTTGCGGAGCCGGACTTTGTGTAGTTGCCCATTGCAACGGTAGGAATGCTGTAAACAGCAACGGTCTGAACACCAACCCAATCATAGTTGTTGTTCACGATCCCGGATGTCAGAGCTCCCAGCTTGAATCTTTCGTCTACCAGTGCGGAGTACTTTTTTGCATAATTAACCTTCGTGTAATCAGCCATGATTTATATCCTCGCTTTCTTATGATAAATTAATATGGAGAATTCCAACCCAGGAGGAACGGATCTGTTTCTGCTCCATCTTCGCCGTTTCCGGCGCTCACGTCCGGTCGGCTCTTAATCCATTCCTTCTCTTTTTCCTTCAGAAGGATTTCCGTGTGTTTCCGCTGTATGGATGCCAGTTCATCCATATCACCTTTTACTTCTGCCTCGGCAGCCTTCGTCGCCAGCTCCTCGTTCATTCCCTGCAAAGCATATCTGGATTTCGCTTCCGCTTTCTTTTTAAAAGCTTCAAGCTCTGCGACATATGCCTTATGGGCTTCTGCAGCCTTCTGCTTCTCTTCGTCTTCGATCTCTTTTGCGGACTGCTTTTCACGAAGCTGTTTCTTGTACTTCGCCGCCTCAGAAGATGCCTCGTCCAGACTGTTTTTGAGCTTGGCCCTCTCGGCACGCTCCTTGGCCAATTCTGTCATGAGCTGTTCTATGGAGGGAGTGCTTTCCTGCTCCTCAGAATTGTTTGCGTCCTGTCCAGTATCTCCAACGTTTTGAGCTTCAGTTTCCTGCCCTGCCACATTTCCATCGCTTTCACCTTTTTCTGCGAAAAGCTGTAGGTTCATGGGTAAAATGGTTTTTCCTTCTGTAGAAATCTTCTTCATAGTATGTTTCCTTCCTTTGCGTTTTATCGCCGTCTCTGGCACTCTTATTCGCTCGTTAACGTCCTTCTCCGACGGTCGCGAAACTTGTATTGCGCCTTCTCTGGCGCATATATAAAAAGAGACCTGCAATTTCTCACAGGTCTCTTGCTATAGCTTTAAACTCTGCTTCCGCAAGGTATTCTACGGAACATCGGCAGTTCGCCAATTCCTCGATATGCCCGCATTCGATATCATGCGGATATCTCATCAGCGCCGCCCCAACATGGAAATATTCATTTATCGGAATGATCGTGCCGTTAATCTCGTTATGTGTTCTTCTTTCACGACCATCCATTATTGTATCCCACTTTTTGTATCGCTTTCCGGAGCGCTTCTGTTCTACAAACTCGATATGACCGAATACACCATTTGCTGTATCCGCAGCATTCAGTCTCGCTCTGGCCTGTGAAAAGTAATACGATACATTCTGATAATCCGATTCAGTAGCGGATTCTTTGAACAATTTATATTTTTCGGCGTATTTGACAGCTGTATCAATAAAACTATCTGCAAAAACAGATGCAAAGATAGTCAAAGCTGAATCAGCTTGCGTAAAAGTGTTTATCGTGTTTAACAGCGACCGTTCCACGGTCCTTTTTGCCGTCTCTACGCCGGTTTCTGTTTTAAATTCAAGGAACAGGAACAGGAGCGCAAGCGCAACGAACAGTTCATCTTCGAACCGCCTTGCGAATTCTTTTCTTTCTTCCTTCTCCTCTTCATCGATTTCCATCTCTTCGAAATAGCTTTCAAGGTCGATGATTTTTCTTTTATCTTTATTTGTAAGCGCATTCAGCTCATCAAATGTTATCATGCCCTTTCACCGCCATTCGCATAATCCGCACCAGTCTTAGCACCGTCAAGAATCGGACTGTTCACAGCCTGATCGGATGTGTCAGACATGATTCTGTCATTCGAATCGGATGAATTTGGCTTTTCCACGATAGAATTCTGGAACCTTTCAATGGTTTCCCTGCTGTCTGCCCATGCCTGTGCGATATCCGGGAACAGGTCAACAACCTGCATTGCAACACGGCCATTCACTCCAGCTTTTACAAGTGTCACGAAAGCATTTGTCTTTGTTCCAAGGTCAAACGTCTTCTGGCGTGTGAATTTCGGCTGAATATCGGACTTTTTCAGGCCATACATTACATGACCTTCCGGTAGGTAGTGAGATTTCTGGATCGCAAGCAATTCCAGTTCGACAATCTTCATGACGGACGCCCTGATGATGTCTTCCTGCTTTGCCGCAACCGCTTCTGCCGCAGACCATCCTGCTGACATTGACATGGCAGAGGCAGTAGAGCCACCGCCAGGATCGGACTGGAGCGGGACATAACATTTCTGAAGGATCGTTTCCCTCTTTGTGATGATGTTGTTCTGCACTCCGGCATAGTCAAACGTACTCGAAAGCGGCTGTATCGTCGGCTTGCTCCCGTTTGGCGTGGTATTTGTCCTCATCCACTGCCCGGAGACCGGCTTTTTCTTCTTCCCGGTATCTGGATCAATTGGGAAGTCGGCATCATTCATCCACCAAATTTCCTGCGTGTTCTGAGCGACACTGTTTGCGAAATCTGAGACCTCGATGTTCAGTGCATCCATGTCAGGAATCTGCCGTTCGAAAACTCCCATGCGGTCATATGCACGAATGAATTCGACTACCGGCACGGAGCCAAGCGGATTCTTCTCACCACTTCTCGGAAGCATTCCCCACACTTCCCTTTTTACGCCGCCCTCGACAAACTCATAAACGTCTTTTACTTCATACCGCACACCGTTAGTAATGCAGGTAAAGTACCTGTCGCCATTCTTCAACTGGCGGTATGTAACGCTCATCATCGGTGTTTCGCGGATGTCATTCCGATAAACAACGAAGGTATACATCGGGTTTAGCGTGTTCAGATCAAAAACTGAACCGCCTTCCTGATAATCTCTCTTAATGTCTACCATCTGATAGCCAATGCCACAGATTTCGATATATCTTCCAAGCTCCTGATCCTTTGCGAAGGCGTTCTCGTCTTCGTTCATCTGGTTCAGAAGAGTGATTGCATCATCATTCAGGTCGGGATCGCCGGAGGAAAGGTCTCTGTCACCTCTCTGTACAAGCGATTTCGGATTGCCCCAATGATATCCAAGCTTGAATTCAACAACCTGATTTGCGATGTTGTCAGCAACCTCGATATCGATATCGGCGCGAATCCTCTTTTCACGTTTGAGCGGCTGTAAACCTTTTTCGTAGTTCAGAAGAAACGCAATTTCTGCTCGATTCTGTTCATGGATTGCGACCGCATCCTGCAAAACCTGAATTACATTGCCTTTTGTGATTTCGGCAACATCGGTATAAATCCGATGCCTCCCTAGTAGTTCAATTTTTTCTTTTTCATACGCACCACCGTATGTCTGCACCGGATATCACCTCTCTAAATAGCAACAAAAAAACAGCGGTATTCAAATAGGAATATCGCTGTTGTTATTGTTTTTCTATTTTACATTTTACACCATTAAGGCGGTGAAAAGTGGTGAAGACTTTATGACTGCAGGGGAGAAATGTAATCCTTATACTGTTCTTTGTATAACTGTTCAAATTCAAGTAACGCAAATCCATGATAATGGATTATCTGCCTTTTCGAATACCCTATTATTCCCTCCATTTTGCCAAATGGAATTCCGACAATATACTTATCGTACAGAATGTCAGAATACAAAGGCGTTGTCATGCTCACTACTTTATTGCTGATTATTTTCCTTATTTCCAGATACTTCGTGAGCATGTCATGTAACTCTTTCTCCATCTCTATTATCTTCACGACGGCATCGGCCATAGGATCGTTACTGCCGGATGAACATACTTTTTCACCATCCATCTTTATTGAAGGTGAACATGTCAACTCGTGGAACCTTTCAATTTCATCTTTTTTTGCCCTGATTCTTCTTTCTAAAACAGAAACCTGTCCGAGATATTCCTTAGTCGTCATTCCACACTTCCTTTTTTAGCCCGTTTATGATGACTTCTGCCGGGACGCTCGTTAAAACTTCATACATCCTCGAATGGAAGAACTTCTCTTCTGTCGAACATCGCATCCGTTCTTCTCTGTCAGGATAGCGCTTATTTATCTTCAGCAGCGACCTGTAATCATCCGCAGCACCCACTATAATCGCATTGGCAAGCCTTTCATACGCTTCAACTGGAACACCGCATGTAGAAGGTCTTGCCGCCTCTCTTGACAATGCATCAACCCTGAGTATCTCTTCGGGTTTCATGCCTTTATCGTATCTCTGACGCAACACCACGTATGACAATCCAAGGTTCTTCGCCCAAGTCCCAAGTGTTCTTGTTTTACCGTTGTATTTCAGGAACGTGAGCGGAGGACTTTTTTTCTGCACCTCAACTCTACTTACCCAACAGCAGTTTGTTGGTGAATAAGGTTCATTCTCATTCAGTTTCTTGAGCATGACACCTTTTGTGTGGCCAGCTTCAATTGCCCATTCCGCAAAAGCATCAAAATTCCCGTTCCACTCATCGCAAAGGACATCTTTGCCAGAGTTATGCCGCGTTTTTATTCTGTGATAGGCGCAGTACAAAGTTTTGTATTTATCAGAGCTGAATTTACGCATCACAACCCTCCTCAAAACGGACTGTCTAATACTTCAGATGTTGTACCCATCAGGTTGCTTGTGAACTGCGCAAACTGTGCCATTCCGTCAGGAACATCATCGTGAACATTCTTCCCTGCTACGGTATAGCTTGTCAGAAACGCCATTGCCTTACCGTAGTCTGATTTTGGAGAATACAGCGACCTGTCCTTGAACAGGCAGTGCTTCTTCACCCACTCTGCGTTGACAATGATCTTTGTCTCTTTATTCTGCGTGGTATAGTGCATTGTAATCCCACAGTTCTGTTTGCCCTGAATACGCTTTTCGACCTCGGATGCCACTCTGTCGCCACCAGAATTGCTTTCAAAATCCACCATCTTCATCCTGTTTCCGATAATCAGGTCAGCGATTCTCTGATACTGAATCTCGTAGTCAGATTCATCAGAGCAAATGCAATCATCCATGTAATAGTCGAATCCATACTGGTAGAAGCACGGCAGAAACATGTAGTCTGTCCCTTTTGCTTTCGTATCGCAGATTCCCAACACAGCATCAGGATCCTTATCCGGCAGTGTAAGGTATCTCCGCAGGGATTCTTCTGGATACAGCAGTCCTTCCCGTTCTATCGGATCATTTTTGTACAGGCATCTGTACGAAACATCGTCCATCGTATTCGCTACATCCTCAAAGTATTCTTTTGAGAATCCGACTCCGTACTTGTAGTTGAAATTGCTTTCACCGGTCGCAGGATCAATGTCAGGCACTGCAATAAACCTTGCACGGGGATTTCCCTCATGTTTTACTTTTAGCCTACCAACAACATCATGAACCGACCATCTGGTCTGGACATGCAGTTCCTTGCATTTATCAATACGTCTCTGAAGAAGGTCAACGGAGTAAGACTGCCACAGTTTGTCGAGCCTGGGCTTGCTGACGGCCTCTTCGATGCCGGAGCAAAGGTCATCGCAGTAAAGCAGGTGGTTTGCTCTTACTCGACCGGCAAGGCTCTGGCCTACTGACACACACGACAGGGACTTGAATGGTTTATACTTCCCGAAATTGATCTGCATTTCCTTCGCGTTCGTAGAATACCTTTTTACTTCCGGGAAAATTTCTGCGTACTTGTATTCTGGAGAACTTGTCAAGGCGTCAACCGCATCATAGAACATACGGCAGATGCCGCCGGAATGCGAGGCAAAAATGTTATAGTCATTGACGTTTCTGCCTATAATCCACGGGAGGTAGAACTCTCCCAAGGTCGTCTTGCCCCCTCCGGGTATGATTGACAGTGCCGCAATGTCGAGCTTATCATCCTCAAGGTCCTGCAACAGTTGGACAGCCCCAATCTTTAAAAGCTGTTCTCTTCGTGGCAGGTAAAACCTGTTTCTGGCAGGGCGTTCGCGCTCCATGTACAGAAGGAAACTGTCGAAATCAAAAGGCGCAAGCGTATGAACGGATGCCCAGTACAGGTTCATGAACCGGATGTCATTTCTCGATTCCACTGACGAAATCTGTTTGACAAGCTTTGCGTTCCGGATGACAACGCTATAATCGTGCGGTTTCCCGGCACGTTCCTTTTCCTTCTCTTCGTCCCGAATCGTAATGCACATATCATTCAGCATTGACAGATTCTTAAACACATGCAGATCCCTATCCAGTATTCGATTTACGATTTCATAGTTCGATAAAGATGCCATCGCATAATGTCCTTTTTTGTTTTTGGAAAATTTTTTAAGGCCCCTCACGATAAGGTGAGAGGCCCGCTGTAAAAGAAAGGAGAGTATGAAAAAACAACAATGACATGATGGGTGAAGATTTACACTTCACATGGTGCTGCGTATTGCGGGCCACACGTCTACGCCAACGGCAGCCTCTACAGTTGTGGGTCTTATTGCACCTTATCCCACGGTACTGTTAAGCGTCTACTTATTCCGCCACCATCATGAGCACTCCGGGGAGCAACGACGCTCCCCTTTGGTCAGAGCCTTTCGCCCTAGAGTGAAGGAGGGTCTAAAAATGATTCAAAAAAGACCGAGTAGCAGGGACGGGATTTGAACCCGTGACCTTCTGGTTATGAGCCAGATGAGCTTCCGGACTGCTCTACCCTGCGTCAAACAAACAATGCAATCGCGCTTATCGCAAGCACAACGCTCACTGATAACGCAAACACTTTATCGCGAGTTTCGGCATATTCTTCGATGCCTAGAACGCACATTCCGGCAAGAGCAAAGTCGGCAATGATCAGGATCATCTTGAGTATTAGCATCCTCGATAACCTCCTTGTATCTCACAGTATACACCCGAAAATCAGGAATGGTTATGTCGAATATCATCAATCACCGATGATTCTTGTGACGATGTTTTCTGCGAGTTCATGCACATTAGTGTTCAGCCCGCAATCCATAAGAGCGGATTCCACACTCGAAATGAATCCATTGTAGTAGTCACCTTTGGACAGAAGTTCGTGCCGCAGGATCGCATTTGCATCCGTAATGTCTTCCGGGATGAAGTGCAGTTTTGCATCAGCAACAGCATCCAAATCTATGAATGAATCGACTTCGAACACAACGTATGGAATTTCATCTACTGCCGCATGGTAATCTATCCTTTTGGCGCGGATCGGAACGTGATTGACAGCAATTTTCATTGGGCAAGCCCATTTGTTGTCAACACGTTCACTCTTTATCGAGACATATTCTAACATCGCTTTGTCCTTTTTGTTTTCAGAGAAATTTTTCAGGATGACATGTCAGGCTTATGCCATCTCTTTGATGCTATAAACCGTGTATCCCTCAAGCTCCAGCCATGCAAATGCACATTCTGCGTTCTCGAAATACCGGATAATCTTCTGGATAGTCCCGTCCCGTTTAACAATGCACTCAAATTTTTTCACGGTTCATGTCGTTCCTGATCAGGATCCGTATGTACTCCGACATACTCACATTGCACCTCTCAGAACTGACCTCAATGTGTCTTCTCATCTCGTCATTCAGTCTGAGCTTCAATGTCTGATCTTTTGGGTCTGTTGTAGGTCTGCCTTGTAAATGATTCATGGTTTAATCTACAATCCGTCTACGGATACATTATATACGGCTATTATGGTTTTGGTTATATTTATTTATTACTGCTTTTAATTATATTCTGGATATCTAAGGGATATATATTATTAATACTATAAGCAATACTGTGGTACATAAACGGTATGGGGTATTGGAAAATGGGTAATATATAGCGCCTAAGAAGAGCCACCGACCCCCGCCGCCGTCACGTCGTCACGGTCGCCGTCGCGCGCCCGGCCCCGTCACGCGCCACCCTGCAGGCAAATCCGGCCGTAGATACGCGGTCGCCGCCGCAGATACGCGGTCCGGGCAAGCAAGCATGTACATCCGGCCGCCGGGCCAGGTTTACATAACTACGATCTATTGGACAAATCCGTGTTTGTCCAATAGAT